GAAACTACTACGGACAACCTATTAACTAACAATACATTTGACGAGAATACAAATGGGTGGACTCTTTCAGATACTGATGTTAAGCGTGATGCTAATTCTTATAGTGATGCAGGCAACAGCCCAACTATAAGATTCAATGGACAAACTTCTACCATATCACAAATGGTTGACCTAACTGGTATTGAGCAAGGTAAAGAAATTAAATCGTATACCCTGAAATACAACGGCTATGGTTGTGGTAATACTGCAACTGGTTGGTGTACTGCTGGTGGTGATGACACGATAGTAACTAACATTACGTTTACCGATGGCACAACCACCGAGATATCCAGTCATACTGTTGCTGTACCTTATGAAGATGCCTGGACTCATCATACCTTTACCAAATCTATTAATGATACTTTTCTAACAGGTGAAGTAGCCATAGGTTTTGAGCTGTCAGGTGTAGACACAGGTAACTCTACCCATTGGTTAGGTCCGATCACCGATAACTATGAGTTCTTACTTACTTACGATGACTACATAGCACCTGTCGTAGAACCTGTTGTAGTTGAGCCAGTCATTGAGGAGATTGTAGTCATAGAAGAAACTATGATTGGTGGGCTTGAGCTATCGACTGAGGTTACCTTAGATTTAATTCAAGAGATACGTGTTGAGATACCACAAATGGAGATGATAGATATACCAGACATCCAGCCGATTGATACCATAGAGATTGAGATGCCAGAGATGAATACGGATATGCCTAAGACTGTAGAGCGTATTGATATGAGTATGGTTGATATGCCAGCAGCAATCCAAGAGATCAGAATGGAAATGCCTGTTGACATGCCAGACATAATTGAGGTAGAACCTATACAGGAGATACAAGAAATCCAGGTGCAGGACACACCACAACAACAACCAGAGATGGTGGAGACTACAGATGAAAGACGGGAAATTGAGCCAGAAGCAGAAAGCAAAATTGAAACAGTTGAGGCAGAGCCGCAAGATGGAGGAGGCGACATACGAGAAGCCGAAGGAGAAGAAGGGAGTGGGGAGACCAAAGAAAGTACAGCCGATGCCGACAAAGGAGATGAGCCAAAAGAAACAACAGCAGTTGCAGAAACTAAAGAGACCACCACAACAAGCACAAGTAAAACCAAAACTAAACCTAAGCCCAAAACAAAAGGTGATGTTCAAACTGATAGACCTACAAGTACAGCTAAGAAAAATACTAGCAGGCCTAAAGCTACGCTTGAAGTCAGTACTGCAAAGCCTCAAACTATAGAGCAACTACCATTACCGATTGCTTATTTGCAAATCATTACTGATTCTATTAGCATGGTAGACACAATTAGTTTAAGACAGGAGCAGATATATGGAGGGGAGCAAGAGTATAACCTTAACACCAGCAGTATTACTATCGTTGGTCTTGACAATAATTCCAGCCGCAGGTGGAGTAATCTACAAAATGAGCGCAAACGATTCAAAGCTCCAAAATATGTCAGGACAAATAACTAAGAATAGTAACAGGCTAGGTAAGATTAAAAAGGCGGATACCTCAGTTCTGTTAGACAGGATTGCAAAGCTCGAAGGCATAGTGCAAACCCAGTCAACACAACTACAAGAAATGAAAGCTGACATCTCAGAAGTTTATGATGAGATATCAGAAGTAGAGGAGAGCATGACATCCTGGAGTGAGAAAGAATTTACAAAGCTATACGATGTACTAAATGATAATCCACTAGGGAGATAACATGGGTATACCAATGGAACTAATATCAATGGGTGCATCAACTGTACTGGGTGGTATCTTAGGTATCATGGCACAGAATAGCAAAGACAAAGCCGAGCAACAAAAGATGTTGATGGCAAGAGCAGACTTCCAATCTAAACAGTTTGATAAAGCCAGGAACGTAACAGATCAATTCACAAAGAACACAAGAAGATACATTGCACTCATGTGTGTGATGGCAATTATAGTCTTACCTAAGCTTGCACCATTCATAGATCCTAACATAGATATTTTTGTTGGTTATACCGAATCAATATCCAAAGGATTCTGGATCTTTAGTAGCAGTACAGACATGACATTATGGAAACCATTAGGTGGATTAGTAATCACACCACTAGACACACACGTAGTATCTAGTATCATAGGATTATATTTTGGTGGATCATTAGTGAGACGTTAGATGAAAGATTTTCTAATAGTGTTGGCAATATTTTTATTTATTATAATGATTGGCAAAGGAATTAAATCTTTTGAAGGTTGTGCTATACCAAAATCTACCATGACTGACGAACAATTAGAAGAATGGCTACCATTCGCTAAGAATTAGAACAAACTCTATAATTAAGAGGCTCTCAGTCGCCCATACACAGGGCTTACTATACCATCTGGTGTGGTAGTGGCTTAATAAAAAAAGAGAGGGCTGTTACACCCTCTAAGGTAGGATAATAACGATCAGTCTATAAACTAGGATGTTATAGACTGACGTAACGCTAACATATGATAATCAACATTACAAACTGGAGTCCTATACCCAACATCACATCATTATCCTATATCTTTTCTTGGTTAACTTAATCTGACGATTTAAATTTACATCCTTGTTCTTTTCAAGATATCCTTCTTCAACTAAATGCTTTACCAAACCATAAGCATGACTCTTACTTTTGATGCGACACCCACTACATATTTCTTTATACGTAGGTGATGCCTTATATGCTGCAATAAAATGTTTAATAAAATAATACACATCCCTTTGTCTTGCTTTTACTTTCATACCACCATCCCTACTGACCACATCAATATAACTATTCCTATTAACATATACTTCTCCTATTTAAAATGGAACGTCATCATCAAAATCATCTGTCTTAATATTACCACTAGATTTAGGTGCGCTCTTCTCCATTATCATACAAACAGAACCAAACTTATCTAACACTACTTGACCTGCTGTAACTTCTTGTCCATCTTTATTTACATAAGTATTATATTGTTGCTTACCTTCTAAATAAAGAAGAGTACCTGCTTTACCTTTATCATCAAGTAGCTTACCTATGTAATCATTGAAGCAAGTAATGTTATGCCAGGTTGTTTCTTCTTCACCTCTGGATTGAATCCATTGGTTAGTTGCAATACTAAACTTCCAATACTTGTTACCTGCTTTTGATTCCATAGCTTCGGCATCTCTACCTAGTCTACCTATTAGTGTTATTTTATTGTACATGTCTACTCCTTGTAATTAGATTTAATTAACTCATACTTATCTTTAGCTTCTTGATACAAAGTTGGATTTGTTTTAGCAGCTATCTTCATAACACCAGAGAATTTTTTAACTGTTGTAATGAATTGAGTATACGTTTGCTCATCGTTCATTTCATCTATAAACATACGAACAGTAGGTTCATTACCTATTACTTTTTTCTCTGCTGTCTTTGGTTTACTTGATGGTGCTTTATCATCTATCTCATTCTCTGAGTAGACAAAGCCATGTAGGTTAGCAAGTTTTAAGATACATCTATCGACTGCTCGTTTCTCTGCCATTGCATATGGATAGGCGTTCTTATTATTCTTAGGACTACACTCACCATAAGATATAACTTGTCTATCTTTAATTGAGGCTACACATTTCATGCTGACTATCCCATCTTTAGCATTAGCTTCTATAACATCTAGGCTATCTATACTTACATTAAGTTTAGCTCCTATAATTTCTATATACTTATGCAGTACAACAGGTGTGCCATGACAATCCCATGTAGCTTCACTACCATTAATCTTTAAATCTTTAAATATCTTGACGGCTTCGTCAGGTATATTCATCTTACTCATACAGTCTCCATGCAGTATTATCTGCGGTTGGTTCATTATTGTTTACTACCATATCCCAAAACTTTTCTTGACGATAAGCTAGGATCTCTTGATAGTCTTGATGTGATGGGATAGCACAGTATTCCCATCGTGCATTACCAAACAGTACTGATAGATAACAGACATCAAGTCTTGCCATCATCAGATAGTGTTGGATCTGCGCATAGTATCTAGCCCTTACATGCTCTAACTTATTGTAATGATTAGTGTGCTTACACTCTATGATTGCTTGTTCTTCTGGACACCAGCCATCAAAGTGTGCCATTCTAAAATCTTCTTTGATATATTCTTCAGGATAAGGTTCAGCTTTGATACCAGTTTGTTTGACAAACCAACTAAGATTAAAGTCCTCAGTCAATGTACCTATCTGTACTGGTAGTACATTAGATAAATCTACTCCAGGTTTACGTAATGTTTTAAGTTCCCATAGCTCACGTATGGGCGTAACATTTGTACCCATTAGGGCATGTGAATCTGAGCCACCAATCCCTTTGTGCCTATCTATATCTATATATTTGACTACACTCATGTTCTATATTTTACCTTGTGTTTGTTCTAATTGTAAAGCCCAAGCTCCAGCATTTCTAAGGCTTTCTAAGAAGTTGAAAGCCTTGAGATATTCGTCATCAAGATACGATACAAAATCTATTGGCATTGGCAGTCTAGGATATTTGTAAGTAGCACATATGTGTAACGTTACATAAGGAAATAATCCAGCAGGATATTTCTTGAGTAACTCCCAATATGTTTTAAGACCTAGTTCATTAGGTGCAGAGCAACTGAAGGTAGAGCATATGGTTTCTAACATTACTTGCACATCTTCTACTGCACATGGTGTAAGTAACTCCTCACACTTGGCTACAGCTACAGTAAATTCACTTGTCTTTACCTTTTCTTTCAAGAAATTTACTCGATACATTTGACATATCAAGGATTCGTTCACGTCTGTCTCGAACAAAGGTGGGCGAAGTCTTATCATATGTTGCACGTGTTCGATCTGACTCTGCTCTAAACTCGACTGACCTTCGAACCCAAAGTTTAAACATGGCTTCCCAGCTCCTTGCTGTCCTACCTTGCGCTGTGTAGTAGTCGATGAACTTATCTCTTTCTTTGTCATAGTCTATATCCTGTTGTTGAGTCCAGGCTATTACATCAGGTGATGCTTCAAAGTCTACTGGACATTGTGATTCTAATTCCTTTAGGTCTAACTCTAACTCTAGTGCATTGCACCAAGCTAGTAAATTCATACCATTAGGACATTTTT